TGTTGGACGCTATACACCATCGCAAAGGAAATGGTGGATGACACCGTCTTCTCGGACGCTCTCAAAGCACCGATGAATACACTTCATGACAACATGCCGTCTAAGACCAATTCCTTCAAGTGGGGAGAGAATTTTTACCTCAATACCAAAACGGGAGAAATGGAAGACAGATACACGGCAACGGTGCTTGACCCTGCTCTCGTCGTCCTCAACTCCTTGAAGGCGGCGGTATCTATCGCTCGTCTCGTTTTGACTACGGACACCATCATTCTCGCTGAACCAAAGGGGTTATAAGGCTACAAAGGAAGGATAAATCATGGCTTGGGGACAACAACAACAGAAGACAGACAGCGCACCTGCAAAGGGTGGCTACGACAAAGAATATTATCGCAACATGTTCAAGAACAACACGGCTCATTCTGTGCCTGTTCGCATGGCCCTTGTTGCCAAGGAGAATTGTGGCAAGACCGGACTCGCTGTTTCTCTCATCCGTCAAGTACGGGCCAAGGGTAAAATCTATGTGTTTGACATTGACAACTCCGCACAGGCTACGCTTGAGGCCGCATATCCCGACGATAAGGAAATCATCGTTCTCCCTCTGCTGGACGAGCGTGACGACTCTATTTACAACGAGGATGCGTCGGTCAACTACGCAAACCTCATTGACAAAATGAACTTCTATGTCAACATCGTCGCTGATGTCGCCAAAGAAGAAGATGTTGCCGGTATCATCATGGACGGCGGTTCAACCTTCCTCAAGTGGTGCGAACACGCTATGACTGATGTTCTCTTGCGCCGTGGCGTTATCAAAGAGGAAGGCGATTCTTTTAACCAAAAAGAATGGCGCACCCGCAACCAATTGAACCGTGATGTTCTCACCCGACTTCACGGACTCCCCGTTCCCTGCGTTATCAACACCTTCCACTTGAAGGATGTGAGCAATTATGTGGACAACGGTTCGGGCGGCAAGGTCTTGATGAAGATTGGAGAACGCCCCGATTGGGACAAAGGCACAATGCGCCTGTTCTCTCAACAGATTTTTCTTTCCCGCTACATGAAGAAGGCCGATGCCGCCGCCGGTGTCAAGGCCGACCCCGCCCTCAAGAACCCCGATGATTGGGTTATCAAAGGAACAATTGAAGAAATCAAGGGTAAGCACATGGAGCATGTCGGTGAGACGCACACCATCCTTTCTGTTATCAAGGGCGATGTGAAGTGGCTCGGACTCCCCTTCTTGACTTGGAAGTGATACCGTGTGTGAATGCGAAAACCCCGACCCACGACGAAGCGACCCAAACGAATGCTTCACTTGCGGAGAACCTTTGTCGCAAACGCAAATGTTTGAACAATTCCTCGGTCAAGCAGAATTGATTAAGAACCTTGTTTCCCGAATCGCAGACCTTGAAACCGTCATTGACGAAATTCCCAATATCGGGAAGGTTTTCGGGGCCGTCAAGGAGTTGCAGGAACAATACGAAGCACCAGCAAACACATTCACGCACTACATCGGAGGTTAATTTTATGACAACAATAACAATCAGCAAAACCTCTCTTAAGCGCATGTTGACCATCAGCAAGCGCAAGCAGACTGTCAACGGCAAGCAACAGGCACAGGTTGAATCCTGTGTGTTATCGTGCGACGGAAGCAAGGCGAGAATCACGAGTCTTACCCGTGATTTGACCGGGCTTACAGAAGTCGTTGCCGATGTTGAAGGGACGAGCAACATTCCCATCCCCGACATTGACCGTGTGCTTGGCATCCTCTCGCTTCACAGTGAGAACCTTACCATCACATGGGAAAATCAGTCCAACAAATTGCGCTTCAAGTCGGCAGGGAAGCAGACCACGCTTGACGCTTCTTTTGACGCAAAAGCATTTACGCACAGCCAAGAAACGATTGATGATTTCCACGCTCGCTCTCTTTCTCTCGCAAACAAAATTGAGGCCGAGAACGGCGTCTACATTTTGGGCGACGGAACCGAACAGCATTCGTTCTGTTCCTTTGAGGTAAATGTTTCCGACCTTTACGATGCTTGCCGATGCGACACCATCAACGGACAACGCCTCAACCGCTACACCTTCAAGGTTGATTTGGAAGAAACCCTTGAAATTGAAATCACCGTTGGCGACCCTTCGCTTGGGCAGACGACCAGCACCATTCCCGTTGAGGGTGGGGCTATGAAACCCCTATCGGATTTCACTTGGGACTTTGACGGTGGCCTTGACGAATTGTTCAAGGGTTTTACCGGCAAAGCAACTTTGAATTTCTTTGACTTCCGTGAACACGGTCAAGGCATCCGTTTTTCCGTTTCCTTCGGCAACGGCGAATGGGCTTGGGCGGCTGGTGTCCTTGGGTGAACCTATGAATGCTGAAAACATCAAGAATGGAACCCTCAAAGCACTAACGATTGAGCAGGTTCAACTTCTCGTTGACCGTTTGGGAGACAGGCCAGCCGAGCGGCGCATATATCTCAAAATAGCCTGTCTCGCAGTGCTGAAATACGATGCCGATGGTCGGTATCTCAACGCCGAACAAATAGCGAATTTGGCGGAGCAGAAATACCTACCAAAAACAGTCGGGATGAGTCCCCAACAAGTCGGGACGCTCTTGGGGACACTATCGCGAATGAAAATCGTGAACCGTTCTTACAATCGCCCGCACACCTATTGGTGGAGGGACGACTGATGTGGTATGACTGTAAGTCTTGCGGTAAAAGAAAACATACATCATGGACAAAGAAGAATCCGCCAACGAGGTGCGCTCGTTGTTGTCGTTTGGAACGGGAGGGTCGCTTTGAGTCGCCGTCCCCGTAAATGCCTTCGTCGTTGTACGGGGTGTGGACAAGAGAGGGTCACAAGCATGACCAATCACAAGGTTATGACCGATGGCATCCGAAGGCAGTGTGGTATTTACCGAGTAGCAGACCGTTAAGGTATCAATGGTTTTATATTGTGTGTAAGCGTGGGAGTATCATGGTTGAAGTGGTTGACCCCAACAGTGGCGAATGGGTTCGTGTGTGCGATGCACAATTTACGGAGGCAGGTTTCCAAAGACATGAAATCAACAGTGGCGACGGAGATGTTCTCGTCGTTGAAATCAAGCACTTCATCAAACCGGCCAAGCCTCTTTACCACCGAAAGGATTGGTTGGAAGAAGAATATATCGGTAAAAATAAAACGATGGCCGAGATTGCTCAACAGTTCGGAATCACCCCAATGAGCATCCATCAATGGTTGACCAAGCACGACATTCCAACGAGAAGTCGTGGACGCCGTATATGAAACCCTTATAAGCCCACACACCAAGGGCTGTTCATGATAGTTGAACAGGTTGGGCGCAACGATGTGTTGGTTCGGTATCGTGATGAAAACGGCAAACGCCAGCAAACGAAAATCACAGACCGCCTGCCTTATTGCTTCGTGCGTGATGAGGATGCACAATTCATCCACGAGCAGAAAGAGACGGGCTACACGGGCGTCTTTGGCGAACCTTTGACAAAAATCACTTGCTTCACCACCGACACTATCCGCAACATCTCCAAGACGGGCGACACTTGGGAGGGGAACATCCCGTTCACGAACCAAGTCTTGACGGCTCGCAAGAAGGCTGGTGAGAAGACCTTTGAACCCTATCATCATAGGGTTTGGTTCCTTGACGGCGAATGGAAGACGGACAGCGGCCAAATCACCATGCTTACCGTCTATGATAATTTTACTGAAAACCTATATTCGTGGGTTGTGATGCCTCATGGTGTGGCGAAGGGGAAATACACCGCTTTGCTTGACGCAAACAACAACCAATACACCTACGATACGCCCGTTATCGTCTTTGACACCGAGGCCGAATTGCTTACCCACTTCACAGCGTTCATGCGGAAGCAAGACCCCGACATTATCACGGGCTGGTATGTCGCTGGTGCAGACTTGAAACAAATTATTGAGCGGTGCAACAAGGTGGGTGTTCGTGCCTCCAACATGTCGCCGCTCAACCGCATTCGCTACGACTTCGGTGATTGGGCGCAACCCATCGTCGGACGGAATGTCATTGACTTGCGACTCGCCTTCCCCAAGTTGTGGGAGTTGAAGAACGGTAAGTTGCCCAACTACAAGTTAGATGATGTCGCTTGGGAATGTTTAGGGGAAAAGAAAACCGAGTTGCCCGATGGTCACGACACCTACTACTCCGACCCAATCCTTTACCTTGAATACAACCGACAGGATGTGCGCTTGCTTCCCCGTTTGAACGGACTCGTCAACGCTTTGGATTATTTCATCGCCGTTCAACATATCGCTCAATGTGAAATCCGAAGCACCCCGCATATCACGCAGGTCTTTACCTGTCTTGCTTTGGGCGACCCCGATTTCAAGAAACAAATCCCTTCCAAACCAATGTTTGACAAGGTGAATTATGACGGCGCAATCGTCATGGACGGCGAGAAGGGCATCTACCAAAACATCGGTATTTTTGATGTAAAAGCCATGTATCACAGCAACGCCGCCCTCCACAACATCTCGTGGGACACGCTTTCTCACGACGGCAAGGACTGTGGAAATGGCACAAGGTTCTCACAGGAAAGCAAGGGCTTGCTCGTGCGACAGATGGACAACATGACGGTTCTCCGTGACCACTACAAGCAACTGATGAAGGACGCTACAACGGATGAGGAACGGGTGCGCTACGATGCCCTACAATACGCTACGAAGTCCCTCGTTGCGTCCATGTATGGCGTTGCTGGTGATGCCAAGTATGGGTTGTATCACCCCGACATCGCCGCCGCAATCACTTTTACCTCAAGACAAACTTTGCTCAAGTTGAAGGAAGTTGCCGAGGACTTGGGCCATCCCGTGGTTTACGGACACACCGACTCGGTGATGTGTAAGGTTGAGACTCCCGAAGACGGCGAGTCGTCGCTCCATGAAATGAACCGCCGGATGCACCCCATCATCGTTCAATTTGAGAAGTGGTCGTCTTCGTTCATCCTCATGGAGAAGAACCGCTACGCTGGCCTTGTTTGTTGGACGGACGGGGAAAGCCATCAACCCAAGCGGTATGTGAAGGGTATTGAGTTGAAGCAATCCCGAATGCCTGCCGTCATGAAAGACGCTATGGGGAAGGTGATTGACGGCATCCTCAACGGCTATCATGAAGACCAAATCACCGGCCCATTGGTGTCGCTGATTGAGAGTATTATTGAGGGTAAAGTAAATTCTTTGGATTTGTGCATGAAGGGAAAGTTGAGCAAAAACCTACCCGAATACACCAGCGTTAGCGGCGTTGCCGCTGGCGCACAATGGGCCAACAGGACGCTCGGTAAGGGGTATCGGGCCAACGATTATTTCTTGGTGACCATCTCTCCAAGCGGCCAATACCTTGCCTTTGACGACCCGAAGGACATTGAGGGTATCGCTGAAATCGGCTATCGCACGATGGTTGAACGGTTCATTATCAAGAAGGTTTTACCGTATTATGAAGTGGCGGGGTGGGACATTTCACCACTACACCGGGCCATGGATGGCAAGTCAAGGGTGGCATGGATATGAGATTGTTTGAAGGCGATTGTTTGAGCGTGTTGAAAGCACTTCCCGACGACTCGGTGGACAGCATCGTCACCGACCCTCCGTATGGGCTTTCTTTCATGGGTAAGAAATGGGACTACGATGTTCCCTCGGTGGAGATATGGCGAGAATGCCTTCGTGTGTTGAAGCCCGGTGGACACTTGCTCGCCTTCGCTGGTTCACGCACCTATCACCGTCTCGTCGTCAATGTTGAGGACGCTGGATTTGAGATTCGTGACCAAATCATGTGGGTCTATGGTTCGGGTTTCCCGAAGTCGCACAACATAGGTCACAAGGCCGAGGAATGGGTCGGTTGGGGTTCAGCCCTCAAACCCGCGCACGAGCCTATCGTGGTCGCCCGTAAGCCCCTCATCGGCACTATCGTTGAGAATGTGCTTGAGCATGGGACAGGCGGCTTGAACATTGATGGTTGCCGCATCGGAACGGATGTCGTCGGTTGGGGCGGCAAGGGACGGAGTGGAGACAGCGCAACGGCTGGCGCATCAAGGGGTGGCACACAAGGCGGCTACAACTACGACGATGGCGAGGCCCGTCCGGTTGAAGGCCGTTTCCCCGCCAATTTCATTCACGATGGCTCGGATGAAGTCGTGAGCCTGTTTCCCGAATCCACAGGTGGACACGCCCCTAAAAATTCAAAAGCAAATCCGTTTGGTGGTGTAAATGATACAGAAAGGGAAGAGATACACTATGGAACAGGTTCAGCCGCACGATTCTTCTATTGCGCCAAGGCAAGCAAAGCCGAGCGCAACGCAGGTCTTGAAGCGTTTGAGAACAAGAAGTCCCAACACAACGCAGGTGGTATTGGGAGAAAAGTAAGTGTGGAGAAGCGGCTTGAACAGGGCAAAGAGAACGCCCCAATGATGAAGAACATTCACCCTACCGTCAAGCCTGTGGACTTGATGAAATATCTTTGTCGCTTGGTCACGCCACCGGGGGGCGTTGTGCTTGACCCGTTCATGGGAAGCGGTACAACGGGTATAGCCGCCAAGGTTGAAGGGTTTGATTTTATCGGAATAGAAATGGATGCCGAATATCTTGTGATTGCAGAAGCCCGAATCGGTCATTGGGTTGAAGAGGCCGAGGTCACCTACAAGACACTACACGACTGGCTTTAGACACATTTATATGCTGTGTATGTATGGAAAGACTTGAAGGGACATGAGCAACGGTGTGCGACCCCAAAAGAAATTGACCCAAAACCAACTCACGCAAGCCATGTTTGAGTTGAACGGGAAGGTTGAGCGACTGTCAATGGCCGTTGGTCATGACATGCAACGAACAAACATCCTTCTCTTCTCTCTCCTAAAGGAGTTGGGTAAGGCGGAAGAAGTCAAGTGTGAATCGTGCGAGACAATCAACATGCGTCCCCTTCTTGAAGGAATTGAAGTCAATCCGATGTGCGTTGAATGTGGCGCACGAATTGACCCTCTCCCCGAAGAGGCGTTCAAGGGTGAGATGTTGGACGACTCCGAGGAATAATTTAAACGACAAAAATAATGTGGTGTTATCATGCGATTTATTGTAGGTTCCCCCGATGTTGCAGACCTTGAAGTAGCCATCAAAGAACACGGTGCTGAAAAGGTGTATTGGCTTACAGACAGCACGAGAGGTAAAGAAGCAATCAAAGCGGGTCTTGACCGCAACCACATTCTTTCAATCCAAAACCTCGGAAGCATGGAGGCTACGCTTGAATTGTTCGGTGAGGGATGGAGCGAATACAGCGCAAAGCCAGCACCCAAGCCCAAGGCCAAGAAATCGGCCAAAAAGGACGAATAGAAAGCCTTATAAGGCTTCAAACCTATGATAAATCATGGGAGAGGCGAAGCGCACTTCAACATACGACCCGACTAAGGTCACGGAAGATTTGGTTCTTCGCGTAATCAAGTCGTCTTACAACCAATACGCCATGTGTCCCCGCCAGTATTGGTGGAACAAAATCGCCCTGCCCGACATGGACATACCGTCCAGCGAAGCCGCTATCCGTGGAACAGCGATTCATCAAGTTATGGAGGATGGTCTGCGTGAGTTGTCCCTTGACAAATCGTGCGATGTTGCCGCAGGTGTGATGATGGACACCACCTTCAACAAACACGCCATCGCTCAAGGTGTGCAGACCGAGGCTGGCGTGGACGCCATGCGTGAAATCCTTGAAACGATTGCCGAGGAATGGGGACACCTTGAAATCGTGGAGTTGGAGGATAAGCATGTCCACCCATACACAATCAGCGTGTTGACCGACGATGGCGAAATCCACTATCCCGTTGAGTTGGTCGGCATGATTGACGGTGTGTTCCGACACCCCGATGGACACCTCGTCGTCGTTGAGTTGAAGACGGGCAACGCCAACTCATCTAAGTTGTCAAGGACTCGTGGTGAATTGTGCTTTTACCGCAAATTGCTTATGCTCAAAGGCTACGATGAGCCGACCCACTTCTTGACGATTTTCCCCGATGCCGACAACCCCGACTTCCTCATGTCGTTGATGGGCAAGCGCAACACTCAAGTCTATATGGGGGACTCGCAGGGTTTGGCCGTGTATGAAGTCGTCGGAACCCGGAGCGTCAATGCGATGGAGAAAAAGTTAAGCAACGCCGTTCACGGTATTATGACTCAACAATGGCCCATCAAGTGGAATGACTACTTTTGCACTCAATGGTGTGAATTTCACATGTCATGTAACGAAGAATTGCTTGGAGTTGGTGAACAATGAAAAACGGATGCGAGAAGTGCGATAGTGGAAAGGTGCAAGTGGAAGTGATGTGGCGAGTGACCGGCAAGGAAGGTGACGCACCCGCACAATTAGATGTAGCAGAATGCAAGGAATGTGGACACCGATGGCCGCTGGACTGATTTCATTCCCCCGTGAAATGGGACTCAAGCGTTCTCTTTGCAAGAGCCGAGAACAACTCCGAACATACATCGGGAGACTTAACGGTAAAAGCAACCTTTACACTTCCCTTTACGCTTTCCGTGATGTTGAACAAACAAAGCCGTGGAAGGTTGATACAACAACTGCTGTCATAGACAGGGCTTGGTGGGACTTTGATGCTGGCGAACGGGGGGATATTGAACAGGTCAAGAGCGATGTTCGTCAACTGCTCTCCCGCTTGGTGGGAGATTGCCGAGTCGTTGCCACGGGTCGCGGATTTCATGTTCACCAACTCTTTAGCAGACCTGTGGTGGGACGAGATTTTGCTACTCATTTACAACGATACCAGCGACAAATGAGCGACGGACTTCCGACGCTTGACGGCTTTGGTTTTCCCGCAAAATTAACTCGTTTGCCAAACACATACAATGTGACACGCAAGCGGTGGGCCGTGGTCATTCCACCGAAGGCAATTCTCAATGACGAGTTTAAAATCCCAAAACAACCCGTCAAGGAATGGCGTGAATACTGCCCCTTCTTCGGGAAGCCAAGCAACAGCGACTTTGATTTTGTGATGTGGTTGAACGACAACCCACCGCCCAAGGTGGAAATGCAACCCTTCACAGGCGAAGTCGGCTTGGCGGGCGATGTTCCCCTCATGCCCTGTTTGGAGAAGGCCATCAACGCGCCGAGTCCAACGCATGAAGTCCGTGTGGCTCTCGTTCAACACATGAGTCAAGAGTTGCGTTGGTTTGCAGACCCGGCGAGCCTAAGCCAAGAACAAAGGAATGAAATTGAGGAAACAATCTTTTCTTACCTTAAAAGTCTTAATTGGGATAACTGGAATGAATACCGAAGCCGACAGGGAATACGAACCAACATCGGCTACGCCAACGCCCCTTCTTGCCGATGGTTCAACCTGCGTGGGATGTGCGAAGGCAAATGCTGGCGTTATGATGGAACCATAGATTGATAAAACGGAAGTATAATTTGACACCATGCTTCTCATAGACCACCGTGAAAACCCAAAGTTGATTCACAAGTTGTTAGTCAAATTGGGGGATGCCGACAAGGACGAACGGGGACACGCAAGAACCCTGCAAATGAAAACCGGCGATTATGTGCTTGGTGATTGGGGAATAGAGGCAAAAGAAATAAACGACCTTTACCGCTCCATTCTCGGCATTGGACGCTCAAGAACGATTGTCGCTCAATTGAATGACTTGTGCGAATCCTTTGACAAACCATTCCTCGTGGTTTACAACACCGAGTTGAAGCCGTGGTTCCACGGAAGGAGGCCGAGCGCAAGAGAGGTTTCGGAGGAACGGCGCAAGATGGCGGCGGTGATTCATTCGTTCAAGTTGACGATGCACCAACGCTTCCCCAAGTTGCATTTCCTCCAACTTACGACGATGGACGACTTCGTTGAATGGCTTTACATGAACCACCGACAAAATGTTATCGGAAAAATAAAACCACCGCAAAGCCACAAACCCGAACAGGTCATTCTTGAAGAAACCGACGACCGCATCAAGGCTCTCATGGGTTGTGGAATCTCACGGGAACAGTCCGTTGCTTTGCTTGAACACTATGGTTCTATCGCTGTCTTATTGCAGAAGAAGACTCGGCAAAAAGAAATGGTAAAAGTAAGTGGCATCAGTCACAAACAGGCCAAGCGTGTGCTTTCACTTCGGAAAGATTTCGTCAATAAGGCTTGAAACCTAACGACGAAGAACCGAATCCTTTGATGCTAAACCTTTGGAAGTTGACAGAAGCATTGTGAACCACCAACGAAGAGTAGTCGGCATCATCATCCCCGGCTCCGGGTGTTCGCTTTATAGACACCGATATGGTGTTGCCCGGAGTTGATGCTCCGCTTAGACTGGTTGAAATTATCGGGAATGATTGCTTCTCCTTATTTCCGCTCAAGGAGATGGTTCGCGAAGTCGTGGCTCCCGTTTCAAGGCATTCAATTTCAGCAGTTAAGACGGCATTCGTTGTCCCATCCCCACCAAGCGAATACATGCCGTTGACGGTCACGATTTCGTCCGATACATCGTCGGGGACTTTGACGCTCATGGTGTGTGTTTGTGTGAACCTGTTTGCGGATTCGGGATTTACAATTCCTGTAAAAATCATACCTTCCGATGAAGAGAACGCTGTGGCAGATGCCGCTTGAATGTTGTTTCCGATACCGTCAACGGCCCTTTGTGTGTTCAAGGGAGGTGGGGTGCGCTTCTGTCCAAGAACGCTAAAGGAGGACTCGGAGAGGCCATTTTCAAGGAAGTCCATACGCCCTCTCGTGTTGCCGTATGCGGAAGAAGCCATTTGGTTGCTGTTGAAGGTCTTGAGGAACGCATCTTGGATGGATTGACTCCGACCACCTTCAAGTTGTGTCGGAGAAACCTGTTCGGTTCCAACACCGCCTTTGGATGGCGGAGGCAACGACGGCCTTGGTGAGCGAGGTCGCTCACGAGAGGTTCCGCCTCCGACCGAACCGCTTGATGCTTGCTGTCCCCGACCACGCGATACAGACGGGAACAGGTAGCCAGCCAAGCCGCCCTTGTCTTTCGTTTGGTCACGCTCAAGACTCAATGACACATTTTCAATGTTGCGCCCGTCAACTCGCCAGTTGATGTCGGTTATAATCATTGGCTCGGAAGTCAAACCAAGGCCACTATCGCTCAAGGAGACGGTTGTGGCTGGACGCCAGCGCATATCCTCAACAATGTGGATTCGTGGGCAATACCAAGCGTTTCTAATCCCCATCAAGCCGGACATGTCGTCGTATTTCCTTGCACCGAGCGGGAAAATGGAGTCGGTGTTAGTTGCCGCCCATGCGCTCGGCCCGAAGTTGGTGATGTCGTGTGCGTTGTGGAGGATGCCCGAACCCGTTGGGTCGCCGCATCGGTGATGCAACAGGGATTTTAGGTACTCAATGTTTACCGATAAAGTTATTCTTGCACCCGATGGTTGCGAAGCCCAATAAGTGGAAGGAATTTCAATCTCATAGAACCCGTTGCGTTTGACATCAACAGTTGTGTAGGAAGAACTTGTACCTGCCAGTGTGGGTGAGTAGGTGCTTGGCAACCCACTAATGTTTGTGAATGGTGTAGTTCCTGTGGCGAAAGTGAAGTCTGTTAGTCCAATTGTAAATTCGGCGTTCTCAATGTCCGTTCCCGTTTGTCCGTCCTTTAAGGCGACCCAAACCCGCAAATCCTCATTAGGTGTGCCGTCGCTACTTGTCGGGCAACCGCTTGGAATGTGGACAACTTGAACCGCATGGCTTACGCTGTTTGCGCCCCACCACCAATAATGGTCGGTGTAAGTATCGGTTGCATCAGCGGCAGATGAAGCGGCAGGAATGTAGCCTTTACCGAATCTATCACGGTAAAACCTATCGCTTCCTGTCTGTCGTCCGAGGTTTCCATCCAAAGCGTTGCACATGCCGTTAGCCAGTGTTCCGTTCATACCCGACCAGTCCCAATTCGTTGAAGAAGTGACAGGTGCGTATGCTGGCCCCAAAACGGCTTGTTGAGTGACCCCTCGCTCGGCGTGTCGGGTTGGGTCAGCGACATAGCCATACCTTCCCTTGTCCAACATTTTGTCGTCGTGCGTCAAATCTCGCATGACTTCTCCTTTGATTTTGATTGCTTTTGTTTTGGCCTTAAAGTATTCTTCTTTGGCAACCGCTTCTGCCTCTTGTTCGCTTGTGATTTCGGGACTCTCAACAATTTTCCATCGGTATGTTTGATTTAGAGACGGTGCGGGATAGTCGGAAAACGACGAACCGTTGTTATAGTAAACACGAACATTGGTGATATGGCCCGACATTTGAGCGTCAAGGGAAGACACCGACATAATATCGCGATTGACCACTTCACCGAGGTTGTATGTGGGCCGAATCTCTAATTTATTGTCCCTCCCCATTTGATAAGTGAGCGGCAAACGCTTGTTATTTTCATAACCAAAACCGGTTGCCTCCACGGACTCACGGAGTATGGAGAACACGGACTTGCCGCCACGGGCGTCGTATGGTGCGCCGAAGGAGTCAAAGTTGGCGTCGGTTCCGTCAGTTGTTTGGTTTACTGATATGGGAATAGACCCGTGGTCAAACCAGCAAGAGATTGACGATTGAGCGAGCCAAGTCTGTGACAGGTTCAGCGACCACATAAACCGAGCCTTGTCGCTCAACCAGTATGTTCCGAGGTTGGGAGAAACCACATGCCCGTCAACCTTCATCAAGAAGCGCAAAGCATATCGGGGACTTACACTTCCCACAATAATAACTTCGTCAAATGCACCTGCGGCGTTGGTTTGCCCTGCGGCGTTGAGAGCGAGAACGGCTGTGCTTCCGTTGCTCTTGATAACATCATCCATAAGAACACCTTCAAGGTATGCTTCTGCGTTTTCTGCACTTCGGTTAGTTGCCATATCGGACTCAAGGTAAATACCGTAAAGTTGTTGTGGGACGCTGATGGTGTCGCTGATTGCGACATCCTGTCGTGTGCTTCCTGTCTCGGTTTCGGGCAACCCATCAATCACAATTGTCGTCGCTGTTACACTGGCAATTTGAGCAACCCATTTAGCGGTCACATTCCGAACCCGCATACCCGCTTTGACGCCATCGTTCACGAAGTCGGCTCCGCTACATGTTATGGTCATTCCCGAACCCGAAGCAGTGCTGGTTGCCGACTCAACAACGCTCGTGTCCAACTTCCCGTCATAGACATACCAAAAAATCTCAAAGGATGGATTTTGTGAGTTGACGCCACGGCTCGCTTTTATTTTACCGAAACCATTAGACGCAAATTCGGAAACGAGAGAAGAGGATGGTTTCGTTTCAATCACGCTATCGCGAGCATTGATGGTTCGGTTCAACTCCGCAGTTGACCCAATCCACTTTCGGAAATTTTCTTGGAATCCGTATGGCTCATCGTTGTTGCTTACTGTGCTTGACGCTTGACGCCAATAACTATCCATAAGAATCGGGAATCCGTGATACTCGGTTTCGTAGTCTCCAATGTTCACAGTCCCCCCGCTACGCTGGCCGAAAGTTCCACTGTTAATAAAAGTATTAAGGTTAAAGAATTTTGAGCAATCATACACGAGGAACGAACCACCTTTGTCTTCCCAATCGCGAAGGACTGATTCACGATGCCCGACTTCTGCCTTGCGAACAAATGGCCCCGTGGCGGTGTATGGGTCTGCCGTGGTGTAAGCCGTGGAGCAGGTGATTTCTTTTAGGCTGGTTCCTGTGATTGCAGAAATCGTGTGGATGCCATCGTAGTTGTCCGAGTTGAAAATAATCACCTTATCCCCAACTGCCAAATCGGAAACACCACTGTCCGAGGTAAGCAATTTGAATTTAATGTTGCCGCTTGCGTTGGTTATCGCGTTTCCCGAATAACCGTTGGTGATTTGTATTGTAGCCCCGTCGCCAAGTGGTGTTGACCACGGCGCATTTGTCGTCGGGTCAACTTCTCCATCCAATTCCCAAATGTCCAAGTCGTCACTGATTTTCAAGTCGGTGAACTCGTCGTATGAGCCGTCGTCTTTGAATTGGTCGGCAAATGAAATGGTGACCTCATAATTTTCTTTGACGGGTTTTATTAGGCCAAAATTTTTCTTACGGTAGCCAGCATCAGCATCAGCGTCAGCGTTGTTTCTCATGTCGGCCCATTGAAGCCACACATGCTTGTAGTCGTTGCCCGTGGAAAGCGTATAAACGCTCTCTCCTGCCTCGTGGTCTATTGACAGCCCCTTGACCCCCACAAGATAGTGGTTGCCGTCGTCAGCAGGGCTTATGTGGCCGTTGTAGGTAAAGGTGTCAACGAACCCATCCGAATTGATAACCTGCCCGACCCCGTGGGACTCGGACGAATCAATAAATGAGGAAGGAACCTGTATCACATCGGAGTTGGCTGTGAACGCCGCTTGAGCGGTTCCTGCGTCTGCAAATGAGAAGTCATAGACCCCAAAGTGCTTCTTGAACCAAGCCGACTTCGGCAAGTCTCGCATCCAAACGGCGTGTTGGTCGCGATACAAAAGTTGTGGGTCGTCGGTGTCGCTCACAAATCCTTCCTCAAAAGTATAGTCCACCGAGCGACCTGTGGTGACAGGAATTGGTGCTTGTGTTTTATCGGTTTTAACATAAAACTTTCCGCCATCTGTGATGGTAGCCATGACAGTATAAAATCCGGGTGTCGGGTCGGGCGAACTGTTTCCGTTTTCCGAAACGGTGATAATGTCGCCAACCTTGAGCAAGGTTCCGTCGCTCTTAGTCGGTTGGACGCTGAATTGTAAAATGTTGAAGCCCGATTCTGCGCCCGTAGTAGGATAGGTGCTTCTGTCTCCTTCAAGAACCCCCGAACCCACGGAAGCGTTAGGAACATAAGGGATTTGCGAAGGTGCATATTCCAGCACTTGTTCTCCTGTTGCCACACCGAATGGTGATGTGCCGATTCCCGATATTGTCTTACCGTTTGCATTGTGGTC